CTCGGCGGCAGCAGCTTCAAATATTGACGACATGAAGGGCAAATCGAAAAACCACAAAAAACCGACATTTTCACAAACAAGGGAGGTGTCTTTTTTATATATAAGCCTTAACTGGATGTAGGGCGATTAATGAAGAAGATGATGCAGCAGTTCATAGAGGAGAATAAAGAAAAATAAAATTTTTTAAAGTTGTCCGTTTTGTCCGCTCAATTTATGTTATTATGTAAGCAAAGAGAATTGGTAAATAACCAGTTCTCTTTTTTTGTACATGAAGGGTGGTGTTGCAAATGGCAAAAATCAGCGCCAAACAGGAATTATTCGTTGACGAGTATCTGATAGATCTGAATGCAACACAGGCTGCAATAAGAGCTGGATACTCATCCAAGACTGCAGAACAGCAAGGAAGCAGATTGTTGTCAAATGTTAAGGTTAAAGGTCGCGTAGCAGAAAAGATGGCTGAAAGATCAAAAAGATGTGGCATCAATCAGGATAGAGTATTACAGGAATTGGCGAGAATTGCCTTTGTAAATCCTGCTGATGTGATTAATATGTCTGATGCCTCAATAAAGGATGAGGCATCTTTTGATGATTTGGCATGTATTCAGTCTGTAAAAGTAAAGACTGTTAATGGTGATAAGGGAGAGTCTACAGAAAGAGAAACAAAGCTAAGTGACAAGTTGCGGGCATTGGAACTGTTGGGAAAACATCTTGGAATATTCACAGATAAAGTTGATTTGAATACTGATATGGATTTGAATATTCACATTGACTATGGCGGTGATGATGAATGAATATAAATATTCAGGCTAATAAGTCATTTAAGGAGGCAAATCAGAGTAATAAACGATACATAGTGATGAAAGGCTCAGCAGGATCTGGAAAGTCTACTGACACAGCACAGAATTATATCCTACGATTGATGAAAGATAAAGGACGCAATTTACTATGTGTCAGAAAAGTTGATGTAACGAACAGGGATAGCACTTTTGCAGAATTGCAGGGTGCTATTTTTCGTATGTTCGGAGAGGAGTATTCCAAGTACTGGTATATCAATGAGTCGGCTATGAAGTTGAGGTGCAAAGGCAATGGCAATGAGGTGATCTTCCGAGGAGTCAAGGACGATGCACAGCGTGAGAAATTGAAGTCGATCACATTCAAGCGAGGAAAGCTTACGGATGTATGGATTGAAGAGGCAACAGAGCTGACACAGGCAGATTTCGAGATCATAGATGACCGACTCCGAGGACTGTTGCCAGACGGCATTTTTTATCAGATCAGAATGACATTCAATCCGGTAAGTGCCTCTCATTGGATTAAGAAGCAGTTCTTTGATCGTGCTGATCCGGATGTAATGACACACAGCTCTTCATATCTGAATAATAGATTTATTGATGAGGCGTACCATAGACGTATGCTCAGACGTAAAGAGGTTGATCCGGAAGGGTACAGAGTATACGGATTAGGAGAGTGGGGAGAGACAGCCGGTCTTATTCTCCATAACTATGAGATTGAGCTGATATCGCAGAAATTTGAGGATTATGATGATATATCAATAGGACAGGATTTCGGATTTAATCACGCAAATGCGATTTACATATATGGTTACAAGGATGGAGACATCTATGTGATGAAAGGTCTGTACGGATATGAGAAAGACACTACAGAGTGGATAGCAGAGGCAGATGGTAATATCCCAAAGAATAAAGTCATGTGGTGTGACTCAGCAGAGCCGGACAGAATAAAAATGTGGAAGAAAGCCGGATATAGAGCCAGACCTGTACATAAAGAGCAGAATAGCGTTAAAGCTCAAATAGACTGGCTTAAGGGCAGGAAGATTCACATAGATCCATCCTGTGTGAACTTTATTAAAGAAATAGAACAATGGAAATGGAAGTTTGATGACAAGCGGAGCGAGTATCTTGATGAACCCGTTCCTTTTTTTGATGATGCAATGGCATCACTAAGATATGGAGTTGAGGGATGGAGAAAGCCAAAGGCTCACCTCAACACAAGTTTGAAAGGCGGTATTTAATGGCAGCACCAGATGTATTCAGGATCTCCGATGATGAGGTCATGGACGAGATTAAATTATCAGAATATATATCAAAAAATGATGCACTCGTATCGACCAGATACAAGAAGCTGCAGGATGCTTACGAGGGAAGATATGAGATATTCAACTTGCCTAAAAAGGAAAAGTGGAAGCCTGATGTAAGGATCGCAGTTAATTTTGCAAAATATATCACGGATACGATGAATGGTTTTTTTATTGGTATTCCAATCAAAGTCTCTTCGCCAGATGAAAAGGTAAATGAGTATATTAATTATCTGGATCAGTACAACGATCAGGATGACAACAATGCAGAGCTTGCGAAGATCATGAAGCAGTATGGCAGGGGATATGAGATGTACTATGTTGATGATATGGGAAATATTGGTATCACCTATCTCGATCCAATGGAGTCATTTATGGTATATGATGAGTCAATCCTTATGCGACCACGTTATTTTGTGCGTACATACAAAGATAAAAACGGTATCAGACATGGTTCGATATCCAATGAAGTATCAATAAGATATTTTGATATTGACGGAGGACTTAAGTTCCGTGATGAGGAAAAGATACACGGATTTGATGGTGTGCCGGCTACGGAATATGTAGAAAATGAAGAGCGACAGGGGCTATATGAGACAATTCTCTCGATTAATGATGCGTACAACAAGGTAATATCCGAGAAAGCCAATGATGTTGACTATTTTGCAGATGCTTATCTCAAGATACTTGGAGCCAAGCTTAATAATGATGATATAAATTTCATTCGTGATAATCGTATTATGAATTTTGATGGCGAAGATGGAGATAAGATTATAGCCGAATTTTTGTCAAAGCCGAGTGCTGATACTACTCAGGAGAATTTACTGGATAGGCTTGAGAGATTAATGTTCCTGATTAGTATGGTAGCCAATATTAATGATAAGAATTTCGGTGCAGATTCTGGAATAGCCCTCAAGTATAAGCTTCAGTCTATGAGTAATCTTGGTAAAACAGAAGAGCGAAAGTTTACCTCAGGAATGAATCGTAGATATAAGCTGATCTTTTCTAATCCAGTGTCAGGAATGAAAAAAGATGACTGGATAAAAATAGAATATCAGTTTACTCGTAATTTCCCGGCAAACTTGCTGGAAGAGTCAGAGATTGCAGGAAACCTTTCTGGTATTACGTCTCAGGAAACACAGCTTAAAGTAATATCTGTAGTTAATAATGTGAAAGAAGAGATGGAAAGAATCAAGAAAGAGAGTGAGATTGATACAGATGGGTATGAGGTGAACAGGCATGGGATACTGGGAAAAAAGGCAGCAGCAGTTGATAACGGCAATGGAGAAGGATGAGGCACAGCTTAATAGGAGATTGACAGAAACATACGAAATAGAAGCAGATCGCCTTGAAAAACATATAGCTGCTTATTACATGAAGTATGGAAAAGATGAAGTGATCGAGTATAGAGATCTTTTGAAAGCATTGACTCCTGAAGAGTATAGCCTGCTCATGAGAGATATGGATGAGTTTGCAGAGCTGTATCCACAATATGAGCATCTTATACCAGCTCGTAAGTCCGCTTACATAATCAATCGACTGGAAGGCTTACAAATATCAGTAAGGATGCAGCAGTTGAAAATTGGGGCATTGGAGCAGCAGGAAGTTGAAAATCATCTAAATAAAATAGCGGAAAGATCATATGATGCAGTGTTAGAAAAAACAGGGCCGGTTGGAGAAATAAATCCCAATATAGTAAAGAGTGTTGTCAACACTAATTGGACTGGGAAAGGAACTTTTTCTCAGAGTATATGGGGAAATACACAAAAGCTGTCAAATATGATGAACACCAGTATCTCATCAGCTATCGCAAGAGGTGATAACTATGACAGCATAGTCAGAAAATTGCGAAAAGAATTCATGGTAGGCAAGAAAGAAGCATATAGGCTGATATATACAGAGGGCACATTCGTCATGAATGAGGCAAGTGCACAAGCTATAGAAAAGATGTTTGATTACTATTCGGTTGAGCCAATCAGAGATGGTAAAGCATGTGAGAGGTGTTTAAGCATTGCATCTGACACGGCATCAAAGCCTGTAAGATACTCGGACAGGGTGGCAGGGTTAAACTTCCCACCATTTCATCCGTGGTGTCGTTGTTCTACTATCATCGTGATACCTGATAAACAGGAATGGATAGAGAGATATGTCATGACACATGGCGGTGATCCTCAGATCAGTAACGAACAAAAGGAAAAGGCAAGGCAGTTAATAAAGGATTTTGTAGCATGAGAAAAATATATATTTGTGGCACTGACTGGTGCAATCCATGTAAGCATATAGAAGCAACTCTTATGGCAGAGATACAGAAAGAGTGCCCTGACCAGATCGAGTATATCAATTTACAGTCAAAACCTAGCGCGGTGGATAGGTTCAAAGTGTACAAGATACCAATGATTGTACTGACTGAGGATGAGAAAACAGTAAAAAGGTATATCGGAGCATACCCAAATCACAATGAGCTTATAGCATGGCTGAAAGGAGAAATCAATGATACAGATTTCAATTGGCAATGATGCCATTACAATAGATGGACACTCAGAGGATGCGCCACATGGCCAGTCAGTACCGTGCGAGGCTGTAACAGTGCTGGTAAACACATATATCGCCTCACTTGCGGATTACAAAGAGCCAAAGTATGAGCTGTGGAGCGGACATTTTGCTATAAAGTTAGACTTGATTAAATATCTCGAGGGAACGATACTCACCCGGGCATTTAAGACAGGGCTTGAGATGGTAGCACAGGCATATCCGGAGTATATCTCCATGATATAAAAAATGACCAGGCATGGAAGTCATTAAAAGCACATGGATTGACCAGGCATGGATGTCATAAAAAGCTATGGATAGTGAAGCATTGACACTTAAAACTATGGAAAGGAGATAGCAAATGAAAAACTATCTATTTACACGTAACTATATTAAGCAGATTTTCGCAGATGATCCTACAGAACCAACAAAGGAGCAGCAGTCAACAGAACAATCCACGGAGTCGCAGGAAGGAAAGACGAAAGAAGCCGATCCACCAAAGCCGGATGACAAGGGTGGAGAAAAGAAGTACACCGATGCGGATATTGACAAAATTGTCAATACTAGATTGGCTAGAGAAAGAGAAAAACATCAGAAAGATGTTGATGAGGCTAAAAAACTGGGTGAGATGGGAGCGCAGGAGCGCGCAGAGTATGAGAGAGATCAGCTCAAAAAAGAGCTTGATGCCCTCAAGAAAGAAACTGCGCGTAATGGTATGGCAAAGGAAGCTCGTAAGATGCTTGCAGCCGAGGATATCACAATTCCTGACACTCTTGTTAGTATGTTGATCACTACAGAGGCAGAGAGCACAAAGCAGAATGTAAATGATTTTGCAAAGATATTCAAAGAGGCTGTACAGGATGCCGTTAAGGATGCGCTTAAAGGTAAAGCACCTAGCATGGGTGGTAAATCCACGATCACCAAAGCGGAACTCGATAAGAAGCTTAAGACAATAGCAAGCCCGTATGAGCGTCAGAGGCTTATCGCGGAGCACATCGATTTATATCAGAAAGGAAAATAGTATGAACAGAATCAGAAAATACGCAAAACAGATATTTGCAGCAGAGGCAAATACCACAACATCAGCAGATCTCGAGCCGGTCATCTCCATTGATCATACTAACAGGCTTGTGGAGGGGATTAAGTCTTTACAGACGGTACTTGGTATCGTAGATCTCAAGCCAATGGCTGAGGGTACTACAGTAAAGATGTATAAAACTACTCAGAAGAATACTCCTGATCAGGTAGCCGAGGGCGAGACTATCTTACTTACAAAGTTAGATAGAAAGCTTGTTAAGACCTTTGAGCTTAAGTTGAATAAGTACAGAAAGCAGACTACAGCCGAGGCTATCCAGAAAGTTGGCAAGCAGAAAGCTATCAATGAGACAGATACAGTATTTATGAGAAATATTCAGAAAGGCATTAAGAATACATTTTTCGTTTTTGTTGCAGCAGGAACCGGAACAGCCGAAAACCTTGCTGAGAAAAAGGCAAAAGCATCTGCTTCAATTCAGGGCGCACTTGCCGGATTATGGGCAAAGATTTCCGCATATTTTGAAGATATGGATGTAGAGCCTATCTATTTTATCAATCCGCTGGATATTGCTACATATCTTGCAAACACACAGATCACTATTCAGACAGCATTTGGTTTCCAGTATGTTGAGAACTTCCTTGGGCTTGGAACTGTAGTTCTCGATAACAGCCTTCCTGCTGGCTCAGTAGAGGGAACAGTTAAGCAGAACCTTAACGGAGTATTCATTCCAGCAGATGGATCAGTAGGAGAGACATTCGGTCTTACTACAGATGAGACAGGTATGGTTGGAATGAAGCATTATCTCGCTGATGATAGTGCATCTGTTAATACTCTTATAATGGAAGGTGTTACATTTTATGCAGAGGATGCATCCGGTATCTTCAAGGCTCCAATCGCTGTTGAAGCTGCAACAGTGGCAACTGAGGCTAAAAAATAAGCTGGATTGGAGGCAAAGCATGATAGATAGAGTCAAAGAGCGAATCAAGAAAAGAATGTCCGGGGAAAAAATCAATGATGATATCATGGATGAGATCAACCAGACAGTAACAGACCGATTGTGTTTAAGGCTCGGTGTATCTGAAGATGCTTTTCCGACTATCTTTGAATCAATAGTTGTCGATGCATGTGTAAAGATGTGGAGAAAATGCTATCACGAGGGTATTACCTCGGAAAACGTAGCAAACCTCTCCACATCTTTTGTTGATGATGTGCTGGCAGAGTATGCCGAAGAGATTGACTCATGGCTGGCATCTGCTGGTGATGAGACATCAAACAGAAGGGTGGTGCATTTCTATTGATTTGGGAACAGGTCACTCTCTATGGCGAGTCAGAGACAGGAGAAGAGGACGAGCTCGGTAATGTAGTCAAAGAACCTATAGAGATATACAACGGTCGTGCAAGACACACACCTTGGACAGATCAGGATATCTTGGTAAATGGCCGTGATGTAACAATGACCGAGCAGAGGTATGCAATACCAATAGATTATGAGGTTATCAAAAATGCAACCGTACTAGAGATAGATGGTTATGCGCTGGATATCACTCAGATAATCAATCTTGCTCCGAGGTGGACGATTGTGCAGTGTAAGAGGTATGGAGCATGAGCATTACAGTAAAAGGCACCGAAGAGTTGACACGGGCACTAAATAGCATGTCACAGGCAAGATTTGAGGCTGTGGCAAAAGTGAGTGCTGCAGATATATATAACCGTGGAAAGCAGGGCGGTACACCTGTATCGACAGAAAAGACAAGACCGGGTGGTCCTCATGGAGAGCTAAGGCAGTCGCTAAGTATGAATGAGATTGATGGCGGTGCATCGGTCGGTTACACCAAAGATTATGCTCCGCATGTGGAATATGGACATGTGTGTGTTAATGGTGGATATGTGGAAGGTCAGAGGTATCTGCAGCGGAATGTAGAAACCGAAAGACCGGAATACATAAGACTGCTCAAGGAAAATATAGAAAGGTTGGTATAAATGCTTAAACAGTTTCCAATTACAGAACTTATAAAGCAAATACAGGCAACGATTAAAGCCGGCACAGGCAAGAAGTGTTATGACCATGTTGAGAAAAATCAGAAAGCACCATTTATATATGCTGAGTTTATCAACAGCCGTCCGGCAAACACCAAAACGATGTACTGCACAGACTACAATGTGAGTTTACATATTGTGGCAGAGCCTAATACATCAAGTGTGCCGATTTACAAGGCTATTGAGGAGCTTGAGTCTGCGCTTACTGTAGATATCAGCATACCAGATCCATACAATCTGATCATGCAGACATTGAATGGTGTACAGTCTATATATACGGACGAGGAAAACAAAGAGAAACACGCAGTATTAAGCTATACATTTAGGATATGTTATGGCTTTATGATCAAATGAAAGGACAGAAGCAATGAAGAAATATTATATGAGACAGATTTTCGCTGATACAAAAGCAGACAGCAAAAGCGGTGTAGCAGTACAGAGAGAGACAGCTCAGGCAGTATCTGGTGAGATATACGATAAAGGTTCGTATTGTGATTTTTCGGCAAATGCAGTAAAGGCAATCGCAGGAAAAGACCTTTTATTAGCAATATGGGATGCAACAGGCGAAAACCTTTATGCGGTAGCAGGTCAGAAAACCCTCAAGATCAACAGATCTGCTGACACTATTGAGGTCACTACCAAAGATACAGCAGATGGATGGAAATCATATATTCCGGGCATGAAAGACTGGAGCATCGATATTGATGGTATTTACATCAAAGATGATGAATCGCAGAAAGCACTTTCAATAGCTTTTGAGAATGGAAATCCGGTATGCCTTAAGGTATATAACCAGAAAGAGAAGAAAGGAATGTTCGGAGGACTGGCTTGTATCACAGATTTCCCGATAGAGGCATCTTATGATGATACGGTTACATACTCTAATTCGTTCCAGGGAATGGGAGCTTTCGTGGATCTTTCGAGAAATACACCATCAAAAGATACAATACCGGGGGAGGAATAATAGATGTTAGAGATCAATGGAAAACAGTATGAGCTTAAGTTCAATCTTGAAAGACTTAAGCTCATTGAGGCAGCTAAGAAAAGCTCTCTTATGGGAGAGTATTACACCACAAATGGCATGTTTAGCATTCAGACATGCGAGCTTGTATTCCAGTTTGCCACAAAAGAGGCTGGATCAGATACATTTGTGGGACAGGTTGATGGCTCAAAGCTTTGCGAGCAGGCTCTCATGCAGAGAGGATATGCCACAATTGCACTTGAGATCCAGAATGCACTTACAAAAGACATGCCTTTTTTATTCCAGGCCAACTAATCGAATATGAGTACTTCCAGAATGAGGAAGAAACCGAAGAACACAGAAAAATGGCAAAGCCGTATCTAGAGGATATGGACTTTGCTTTTTTTGTGGTCAATTTTGGGTACACAAAAAAAGATTATTTGGCACTTACTCCACGTGAAAAGGCATTTATTTACAAAGCCTATGAAAATAAGACGATTAGTACATCTACCATGATTCGAGATGCCGTACTCAATGCAGAGGGCAATCTACATCGTAAAAAGGGCAGTCCGTTCCGTAAGCTTTGGAAAAAGAAACAGCAGAAAGCGGACAAGGTCACTGTTCAGCAGAACATGAACGAGATCATGCAGATTGAGAAGAACGAAAAAGGCTGGATAGATGCGATTTATGAGGCTAATGGAATGAAAAAACCAAAGAGAAAGAAGGTGTAACATGGCTGACTATACATTGAGTGTTGACATCACTGCAAATGACAATGCATCCAAGACATTCCAGCAGATACAGGAAAATGCAAAAAACTTTAAATCAACAGTAGAAAGTGCTGGAGAGGGTATGCAGAATGCCGGAAAGAAAATGACATCGGTAGGAAACACTCTTACAAAGACAGTAACCACACCGATTATTGGAATGGGTACAGCAACAGCCAAACTTGCCTCAGACTTCGAAACGTCAATGGCAAAGGTAAGCACCATCGCAGATACATCACAGGTACCGATAGAGGATTTACAGAGTGCTATCCTTGATCTGTCCAAGGAAACCGGTGTAGCCGCGTCTGATATAGCAGAGAGTGTATACTCGGCAATATCAGCAGGACAGTCAACAGGAGATGCAGTAGCTTTTGTTACTGAGTCAACAAAGCTGGCAAAAGCAGGATTTACAGATGCAGCCACATCAGTGGATGTTCTTACAACCGTCATGAATGCATATGGTAGCTCGGCAGGAACAGCAGAGGAGATAGCCAATAAGCTCATCCAGACACAGAACTTAGGTAAAACCACAGTTAATGAGTTAGGCTCATCAATTGGTAAAGTTATCCCTACTGCGAATATGTTTGGTGTAAGTCTTGACAATATCACATCTGCATACGTTACGACTACTAAAAACGGTATCGCTACAGCCGAATCTACTACATATATCAACTCAATGCTCAATGAGTTAGGTAAGGGCGGCAGTACAGTATCAGACATACTCAAGGAAAAGACAGGAAAGTCTTTCAAAGAGTTAATGGATGATGGTAACAGTCTTACAGATGTACTTGGCATAGTACAACAGCACTGTGATGAGACAGGTATGTCCATAGCGGATGTATTCAGTTCGCAGGAAGCAGGCAAGGGTGCAGCTACATTGATACAGCATGCAGAGGATTTCAACGGAGCAATGACATCAATGCAAAATTCAGCCGGCACACTGCAGACTGCGTTTGACAAAATGGACAATACATCAGCGGAGAACTTTGCAAAGGCTCTTAATGAGGTAAAGATAGCCGGCATACAGATTGGCCAGACTGTACTTCCAGCGGTAGCACCTGCTATTACTGAATTTTCAAATTTAGTATCAGGAGCTGCCGAGCAGTTTGGTAAATTATCACCGGAAATGCAACAAATGATCATAAAAGGTGTTGCCTTGGCAGCAGCCGCAGGACCGATACTCTCTATCGGTGGTAAGATCACCACAGGAGCAGGAAAAGTAGTATCATCATTCGGCAACATTGCCGGAAAGATTGGCAGTTTAGGATCTGCAGCAAGCAGTGCATCGGGACCGATATCATCTGCCGGAGGTTCGGTTGGAACACTGACAAAGAATGCACTCGGATTGATAGCAGCAGGAGCAGGTATATTATTGGCAACCGCAGGAATTGCCTTACTTGCATATTCTGCTATTCAGTTGGCACAGGCAGGACCTAATGCAGCAGTTGCTATGCTGGGACTTGTGGTGGCACTTGGAGTGCTTGCAGCAGGGGCGGCAGCACTTGCACCTGCGCTTACAGCCGGAGCGGTCGGACTGGTAGCATTTGGAGCGGCTATCCTTATGGTAGGAGCCGGTGTGCTGCTTGCGTGTGCAGGTCTTACATTACTTGCCGGACAGTTACCGACTATATCCGAATATGGAGCCAGCGCGGCACTTAATATACTTGCATTGGCAGGAGCACTTACAGCCTTTGCCGGAGGTGCTACTCTTGCCGGAGTTGGTGCATTGGCACTTGGAGCTGGTCTGACAGTAGTTGGAGTCGGAGCAATCGCAGCGGCCGCAGGAATTACACTCATGGCCGCAGGGGTATTATTACTTTCTGCCGGTGTGATTGTATTGGCAGCAGGAGTGCTTGGACTCGGTGCAGGACTTGTAATATGTGGAGCTGGTTTAGTACTTGTGGCAAATCATGCCGGTACAGCAGCCGCAGGAATGGGACAGCTCACACTTGCAGTGGCAGCGGCACTTATTCCGATAGGAGCAGGAGCTGGAACTGTAGCAGTGTTTGATCTGGCACTTGTTGGACTGGCTGGCACGATTACGCTGTCGGCTGGAGGAGCTACACTTCTTGCGGCTGCTCTTTTAGCAGTATCAGCAGAGATGGTCGTGATCGCATCATCAGCAAGATCGGCATCAAGTGACCTTAGAAAGATGGTTGAATCAATAGATACTGTTGACACAGGTCTTGATAATCTGAAAAAGGTTGCAAAAACCGGAATGCAGGAACTTACAAATGCATTCACAAGTGCCACACCAAACGTACAGGCATCAGCAAGCCAGCTTGCCACTGTGATGTCAACTTCAGTAGCAAAAGGTTTTGGCAAGACTGCTACAGACATCAATGTCACTATGACTCTTGCTAACGGATATATAGCATTACAGTATACTGCAATGAATGTCACTATTGCAGGGCAAATGGCAAAAATGGTGAGCACTGTGAAATCTGGCCTTGCACAGATGAAATCAGCATTTTCAAGCACTAAGTTTAGACTCAATACAGCAATAGCATTGCCACACTTTAAGATGAGCGGCAGCTTTAATGCAAAGTCAGGATCAGTGCCAAAGGTAAATGTGTCATGGTACAACAAGGCTTATGATGAGGCTATGCTGTTTAACACTCCAACCGTTTTGAGTGGTACTGCAATGGGATTTGGTGATGGACAGGGCACAGAAGTGGTGACTGGCGATAAACATCTTATGGATATGATGCGTGAGGCTGTTAATCAGGGCGGTGGAGATATCATAATACCTATATACATCGGACAGGAGCGCATAGATGAGATGGTAGTAACATCTAATCAGCGAAAGAACTTTAGATCAGGAGGAAGATAATGTTAAAAGACTATTTACCAATTATAAATAATGTAACATTGTATCCATCTGATAAGTGGTCTGAGGACAGCGCGGTGGTCGAGAAAACATATCAGACAGAGGCAGGCACAGATCAGGCCTCTGTCACGCGATATGACAAGCTGACAGTAAGTGCACAGTATCGATGTAATTCAGAATGGTATGGAACATTTAAAGTATGGTCGAAAATTGATACGTTGTCAGTGTCGGTTTATGATCCGACAGTAAAAGGGTATAAGAACAGAACAATGAGGATGCGCAAGTTCAAAGCTGATTTGATAGAAAACACGGAAGGGGTCAAGGACTCTGATGGAATATGGGATGTCAGCTTTGATTTGGAGGAATTTTAATGTACGAGGTTTCAGATGCATATAAGAAATCAATGAAAGAACCCGTGCAAAGGTTCAGAATTGGTGGAACTGTAGCAGCAACTCCATTTACAGATATAAATGTCCTCAAAGGCTCATTCTCAATCACTAACCAGTGCTCAGACGATACAGAGATGAAGATAGGACAGGTGTATGTAGGTGAGCTTAATGCTACATTTATTGATCTTCCTATTGAGAGATATGCTTATCAGAATAAGCTCATTAAACCAACATTCGGAAGAATGCTCCAAAGTGGAGGCTACGAGGATATCCCTCTGGGAGTGTTTAAAATCTCCGAAGCAAACTGGACATCATCCGGTGTAGTAGTCAAGGCTTATGACAATATGGCAGAGCTTGATAAGGCATGTAATGTTGATTCTGCGACTGGTACTCCGTATGAACTGGCTTTGATGGCATGCATGAGATGTAATGTGGAGCTGGGAACTACAAAAGAAGAGTTTCAAGGCTTTGCCAATGGATCAGATGATCTTTCAATGCTTACAGAGAATGATATAGAGACTTGGAGAGATTTTATCTCGTGGGTAGCTCAAACGTGTGCCTGTTTTGTCACCGCTGATCGTGCCGGAAAGATAGTTTTTAGAGAATATAATAAGACTATTGTTGATACGATTGACTCAAAGCACCGATTTACAGGAGCATCGTTCTCGGATTTTGAGACAAGATACACAGGTCTTTCGGTAGTCAATATTGAAGATAAGACCACACAGTATTATGGAATGGATACAGATGATGCCCTGACATACAATTTAGGCAGCAACCCATTCCTTCAGTATGGAACGGATGATAGAAAAGAAGAAATGAGGAGAGCAATATTAAATGCTCTCCAGAATATCTGTTATGTTCCTTTTAAAATGTCTATGATCGGTGATCCAGTTTATGATCTGGGAGATGTGCTGACGATATCAGACGGAATTGCAGATGGAGATAAGCTTTATTGTATAACAAAGTACACTTTCAGGTACAATGGTGCTTACGAGGTACAGGGTGTCGGTAAAAATCCATCGTTATCAAATGCAAAGAGTAAGACTGATAAAAATATAGCTGGACTTATAAATCAAGCTGATAGTGATGTTATTCGCTTCACTGTGTTTTCAAATACAGGACAGATTAAAATAGGGGATAAATCTAATCAGTCCATATTCGATATGAGGTTTATAACAACAAAGACCACACATGTTGTCATGAGTATGGAAATACTGCTTACTGTTGAGACTACAGAGACAGGTGATGATTTTAACTGGGTAGAAAGTGATGCGGTCGCAAAGATCCATTATTATATTGATGGAGAAGAACTAACACACAGGACTCCTGCAGAGACATGGCAGGATGGCCAGCATATACTTACGCTACGGTATGATTTGCAAGAGATTGATGCCTCAATACATACATGGGATGTCTGGATAGAAATGGACGGAGGCTCTATCACGATAGAGCCATACGGAATACATGCAGTAGCTCTTGGACAAGGAATGGCTGCGGAAAGTCAGTGGGATGGAACTATAAGCGCATCAGACGATGTTAACAAACTTGACTTTAGTGGAATATTTAAGACCGTACAGGACAATGCTTTGGCTACGAACAATACTCCGGCAAAGAGTACAGTAAATGAGCTGATAGCTGGTCTTAATTTCTTGAATATGTTCAGAGGTATATCAGATGGATATTCAGCAACCGAAAATGTGATGACATTTACACCATACGTCAATAGTTCACTTATTATTACAGATGCATCCTACAACAATACCACAGGATGGCAGGGTAGCGGCAATATTAAAGCTGGAACAAATAAAACAGTCACAACCTGTGACATCTGTAATGTCACATTAATTGAAGTTTCATCGCAAAATGCAGTTTATCAAGTATCCTTCGACAGTGGTGTTACATGGCAGGGCTGGACATCAGATGGCTGGATAGATGATGTTACTATGATAAAGAAAGAAATTGAGTCTGTGCCAGAGTCTGCATGGAAACAGCATGATCAGGTACGCATCAAGGCACTGCTTGAAGCAGGAGCAAACTTGTATACAATTTACGCATATGGAGGTACAGTAAATGATTAAAGGTCATGTGCAGGTAGATCTGCATAATCACAAAACAGGGCTTCGTGATCGGATAGAGGGCGATAACATGATAACCAATGCTATGAATTATGTTATTCCAAATGTAATTGGAAGTGGGAAGACGGCAGATTGTGTAATGCCGCTTTGTGAAAAAGTATTAGGAGCTTCCTGTATACTTTAAAGAGTAAAAGGGATTGACCAAAAAGAATACCTCAAGTAAATTTAGATTATTACTGACTTGGCCGGTTGGTAAGAAATCTAAAAACACAAGAGGTATCTAAAATGAATATTAAAGCAAAAAAGGCAAAAGTACAACCATTATCAAAGAAATTAGTGATAAATGTTTTATCACAGGATGAAATTAAAAAGAAAGTACAGGTGATTGAACAGGAACTTAAGGCTTCAACATGGCGTGAGCTGGAAACAAAAGGCAAATTTGAGAAGAATGACAAACTCTCTTTCATCTCTGAAGAGATGCTTATTGTTGGATGCGATATAGGCAGTGAAACTCATTATATCAGAGCAATTGACACCAGAGGAAGAGAACTCAGCAAAGGAGCTTTTGAATTCAGTAATTCATCCGAAGGCTTTGCCAGTGCAAAGGCATGGGTGCTGAAACTTGCAGCAAAGAATGATAAAAAACAGATAGTGCTGGGTCTTGAACCAACAGGTCACTACTGGTTTGCAATAGCTGCATGGATGGTTTCAAATGGAATCAGCGTTGTTCAGGTAAATCCATATGCTGTAAAGCAGAGCAAAGAGATTGAAGATAACAGCCAGCTCAAGGATGACAGAAAAGATCCTAAAATAATTGCCAACCTTGTAAAAGATGGAAACTATGGAATGCCTTATCTCCCAGAGGATATTTATGCAGACATGAGAAGGCTCTCCATGTTCAGGGATCAGCTTACCGAGGACAGAATCAGAAATATCAACCGTCTCCATCGTGAAATGAAGATTTACTTTCCGGAATATATGGACGCTTTTGGAAAGATTGATGGAGCATTTACACTGGAGATTCTGAAGGTGGCTCCGATACCATCTGATATCGTGGAGCTGGATGAAGAAGGGCTGAAAAGCCTTTGGCATGAAGCAAAGCTTCGTGGACGAGGCTATAGCAGAGCCAGGGTAATCGTAGACTATGCAAAGAAAAGCGTAGGGCTGACCGGAGGAACAGATGCCGGAAGAGAATCCATCAAATGGTTTGTAGAACAAATCATACAGTTGGATGAAAGACTGGCGGAGATTGAAAATGTACTGCATCAGAAATGCATGGAAATACCACATGCAGAAAATATCCTGGAAATTAACGGAGTTGGCGAAAACATCCTTGCAGGAATTCTTGCGGAGATGGGAGATATCAGCAGATTTGATAATGTAAAGGAAATACAGAAGCTGAGTGGAATGGGGCTTGTAGCCTGCAGTTCCGGCAAGCATAAGGGACAGACAAAAATCAGTCACAGAGGACGCAAGAGACTACGATACTGGCTGTTTCAGGCTGCAAAATCAGCAGTGGCACACGCCGTTGAATTCAAACAGCTGCATGCGTATTATACGACAAGAAGCATGAATCCGCTGAAAAAGATGCAGTCACTTGTTGTGATAGCCTGCAAGATTCTCAGAGTCATTTATACGATTCTGAACACTGGGATGAAATATGACCCGGAGAGAATGCTGAGGGATATCAGGTATCCACAGGGCAATACAGTGCAGGCAGCTGCATAGAAAAGAAAGCAATACATTTCCAGAGCCTTACCGAGCTTCTGGCAGACCAGAGGCTGGGCAGGGTTCTGGATAGGAAACCCGTAAATGATGGAGTTTGAGACAGAACTGCATCCGTATCAAGACCAACTGAGTAAAAAGCGGTATCGCGTCCACTGAATTAATCAGTACCGTTATGAGCGAAGGCAGGTCGGTAACTAATCAAATAAAAACAAGAGCTGTAGCCGGCATCGGTTTTCACCATGGGGCATGACCCCGTCTAGGAGCTTGGCTGGCACTCGGTGTATGGATAGATGGGACGAAGGAAGTTGGGACACGATCCCCTTAGACACGGAAGGTTCATCATCATAGTTTAGCAGAGGGAAAATAGCCTTTATAAAGCAAACAGAATTGCCCTATGGATGCTTTTAAAGTGATACCCAAATTTAAGCTATTCGGTACAAGATACTACGATATTCATCACCATCGGCTCTGTTTTAGAGGTAAATAAAATACGTCAGAGCCAGTAAAATCAATAGATTTGGGCTTGACAGAATAGGAAGGTATAGGGCATTTGAAACGGCAGGAAAACAGGGCTGTGATTGCGTGGCGTGGAGCCGCAAGCGCAGGACTGGTTTCATCAGCAGACAGGGCGTATATGAAAGCCCCGTCCCTCGTCCTGGTCCCGTCAAGATTTATGCGCAAATTTATTTGCAGGCTCCGGCTGAGTGAAGTCAGCCGGCAATAGAGGCGTCGTCCAGAGCCGCCTCCAAGTGCTTCATGTTCATGTATTTCTTGTTGCCCCACTGGGTGCCTGCCACGTGGCGCAGCCTCGCGCAGACCAGCATCAGGGCGGAATTTCCGTCAGGGAACGACCCCACCACGCGGGTTCTGCGGCGGATCTCACGGTTCAGCCGCTCGATCACGTTGTTGGTGCGGATGCGCGTCCAATGCTCGCTGGGAAAATCGCAGTAGGTCAGCGTCTCCTCAATGCCGTCCTCGACCTTCTTGGCAGCCTCCTTCAGTTTCATGGCCCGCAGCTCGGCGACCACGGCTTTCGCCTTCTCACGGGAGGCTTTTTTGCTCTCCTGGGCGTGGATCGCTTTAAGCATTTTTGCCACAATTTTGACCTTGGATTTGGGCACAACAGAGAAAACGTTGCGGTAGAAATGTACCGTGCAGCGCTGGTATTTGGCATCTGGGAACACCTCACCCACGGCCTCCAGCATTCCCATGCACTTGTCGCCGACGATTAGTTTTACGCCGTCTAAGCCGCGTCCACGGAGCCATTGGAAGAAGCTGACCCAGCTGGCCTTGTCCTCCTTCATGCCCTCGGCAGCACCTAAAACCTCACGAAAACCGTCCTCATTTACGGCGATCGCCACCAGAATCGCCACATTTTCATACTCTCCGCCCCAGTTGCGGCGCAGGTAGATGCCGTCCACGTAGACGTATGGATAGTGCCCGCCCTGCAAGGGGCGGTTCCGCCAGTCCTCGATGTGAACGTAGGCTTTCTTGTTCAGCTCACTGATGGTAGCGGGCGAAACCTTGCTGCCCCACAGTGCCTCCGTGATGTCCTCCACACGGCGCACGGAGACGCCTGCCAGATACATCTCGATGAGCGCCTCCTCCACGCTGCTTTCCCGGCGGCGATACCGCTCGATGATGGCGGTTTCGAAAGATACGCCCTTGAGCCGCGGCATGTGGAGCGTGACGTCGCCGGAGGTGGTGGTAAGGCTGCGGTCATAGTGGCCGCTGCGGTAGCCCTGACGGGCCTCGCTGCGCTCATAGCGGGCCGCCTGCGTCAGGGACTCCGCCTCCTTTTCCAGCAGCTCGTTCAGGGTTTCCTCCACGCTGCCGCGAACCAATTCCTTGATTTGGCCCTTGATTACTTCCTCGTTTAGCTGTACAATTTTCTTGGACATAGTTTGCTGTCTCCTTTCGAATGTTTGTGTGGTAACTTCATTCTACCAGAGCCTGCAAGCTATGTCTTCTTTTATGCGGTTTTCAATTTGCGCAACTTATTTTACCTTATCCTCGTCCTACGCCGGACTTCGGGACAAAATGTCCCGAACTTGTGGACACACTCACGAAAAAGCAGACAGATTTTTCTCTCAAAATTGAAATGGGCGGGAAGCCATTTTAGGGCTTTCCCGCCTTGATTACCCTTTAGCAAAGACGGGCGGGGCTGTCAACGGCGGGGCCCGTTTGTGCGCGGGTCC